GGGGGGCACTGCCCCTGCGTTGCCTTTTCCCCTGAGTCGCTACACAAGTGACTCGGAGCAGGCTACTTTAGATAAAGTAGCCCAAACTCAACCAGTTACGCTTACGCGTGTACTCGTCTCGAACCTTCATTGGAAAGGGAAGGTTAGATGGGAGATTGGAAGAGAGCTCAAGCAACAAGGTGTAGTGCCTACCATACGGTAGTTAAACCCCTCGCATTTACTCACCTCACATCGGAGATCTGTATTCCGATGGGGCGATCTAAAGCGAACCATGAGAATTCAACGCATTGCGCGTTACCGTTCTCAACGGCGAGCGTAGCTTGTCCCGTAAACCAGGCATACAGACCACAGTTCCCGGGAAGGGACTTACGTGCCGGCGCATTCTTGACGCACGGTAGCAACATCTCTAACCTCTGCAACATGGAGCCTTGCGGACCCACGCGGTTGAATCGTATGACCTGTTTGTAAAGGTCGCGGCTCAACCCCATAATAATAGCCTCTTCCTCCCCGGATCGGTTGATCCAATCGGGAAATCCGAAGTTACCAAGTGGTACAGGATATAGGTCAGAAAGACAGGAAGCTAGACTTCTGCCCGCCTCAGGGAAACCGAGGAGGGTCATGAATTTACAGCTTTCGCTGACAGAAATCCACGTGAGAAGAGTCGTTAACTCGGAATACGTGAGTTTTGCAACTCGCGCATCGGCCATAGCGTAGAACCAAGCACCGCAGCTCTCCCTTACAGGAGTGGCAACGCAGGTCTTGTTCTCGTTGATGACCAAACCAGCGGAATGTAACACGTGCACGACCTCTTGCGCCAAATAGTTCGGCACAATGATGTCGTCACCGAACACCCTACAGCGGAGACGCTGCGCCAGGTGATCGGGCCTTGTGTAGGAGTGGTCGCACCACTTAAGTAGGAGCATCCTTACGGATGGATCCCAATAGCAGCGCGTGCCTACACAAAGAGCGAGGAAGATAAGACTCTCGAAGGGAAAGCATAATGCATTTCCCATCGTAAATAGAGTCTCGTAATCCTCTACGATAGACCCATCTGGGAATTGGATTCCACGGGATCTATAGAGTGTTACAAGGCGATAAACTTCACGGGGAAGGAGCTTCTTTGCTAGCGTTTTGCTAACGAGGTCGCTCGCATCCTTAAGATCAATGGTGGCGAGAAAGAGATCGCGCGCCATGTCTTGTGAACGCTGTTGATGACGGAAGTCAATCAAGCGCTTCGCTAATGGATGTTGGTTTACAAGATCGTACACAATCTGCATAAGGCCCTGTTGGGCAAACATGAGCTCTTTAGGCTCAATGCAGATAATACGACGATTTGCGAGGTCTCTTGGGACGACGCAAACACGCGAATAAGGCACGGTATCGATTTCGATATCATCCAAAT